AGTAGAGTCGCCGTCATCGTCAGCAGAGACGAATTGGCTGTATACCCAGTCATCACTGCTAACAGTAGCAGAAATTGCATTGATGCTGTGAAGAGATGGTGGGGTAGATGTACCCAATGCAGCGTGTCGCTGGTCCATGAAGACCTTGAAGTCGTGATACTTCGGGCGACCGACAGCACTAATTGGGCTATCGGACATTGCATTCATTTTTTGAAACAGTTGGAAACCACGGCTGTGGCTGTTCTTTGTAATCCAGTTGTCAGGAAGTGTGTGGAGATCCACAACTCCCGTTTCGTTATTGTAAACTTCTATTGAATTCACGTAGTAGTAAACGCCTTGGCGATAGAACTTACGATTGACAGCAGACAGTGCTTGAGCGATGTCAATGAATTGTGTTGAACCACCATCGAACTCAAAAGAGAGTCGAGTGACGGTTGGTGATGTTTTCTTGTATTTCTTTGCCGGTAGATTTGCGCCTGCCATGTTAATAACATGAAGGGACCGGGTTATTAATTCTTAGTGTAGAAATAATACTTAGTATCCGTGCAATTTGAATAACATACATTATACGACACTAATATGCAAGAGCATAGAGACGAGGAGGATTACCCACGGGAGGACATTTGTCCCAACTGTGGAGATTACAAACTATACACATGGGAAGACAGCACGATCGTCGTCTGTTTCACCTGTGCGTGGCAAATTGACCAACGAGCATGGATTGCCGCTTGGGGGTCAATTGAATGATTTGTTGTAAAAGAATGCACGTAATAGAACACGGTGCATTTTGGCGTTGCATGAAATGTGGTGCAACTCACAACAACCCCAACTCATTATGGAAATGGATGGAGGAAGAGGAATGAGGGCCTTCGACTGGATCACCTATCAGTGTAGAGTATGTCGTGGAACATACCTCGCTCGGCCTATCAACCCGGAATGTCCTTTCTGTTTAGGATACAGAAAACCGGGGTTGTAATTTTGGAGCCTATGATAAATAAAACAAAGTGGAAATATGTGTGTCGAAATTGTCCGTTTGTTCCGGACAAAGTTCCTGCGTTCGTAGGATCGTATGTACGACCTCTGACGTCGTGGCGTATGAAATGGATACCGGACAAGCCGGACTACGCCAGAACTCACAGAATATCGAAACGGACCGGGGAATATGGCAAGAAGCCACTAAACCTCCCGGATCGTTGTAATGCCTGTAAAGCACAATACAGGCGTGCTACGAGGATGGGTAAGCGTATGGACCGCATCCACGAAGTGGCAAAGTCCTACAAGGACGGACGAAAGATTCCGAAACTGTTGACTTTCGCTTTGCCTTCTCAATGGTTTTGCTGGGACGGATGCCTCACCAATAGGGAAGATGAAATCCGTGCGCTGGGAAAACTCCTCCCGAAAGCCCGGGCGACACTTCAAGAGAATGGTGTTGAAGGTGGGAGTTATGTTCTCGAGTGTACCTACAAGTGGATACCCGATTTGGATAATTTCACACATCCGCAATACAAGTTTCATGCGCACGTGCATATGGTTGTGATAAGTCCGTACATCCATCATAGTAAATTGAGTGAGTGGTGTACTCAGTTAATGCCGATCGGTTTGGGTCGGATTAACTATGAAGCAGTGCGTAACCGTAAACGAACTGCTGTTTATGTTTCTAAATACCTCGTCAAAGACAAGGTTCAGTGTAGAACTTTTGGGATTATGAGAAATATTCGTACCAAGCATGAATAGCCATTCCAGTGGCTACTCCGAAGCCGACCACATCCATTACCGGGAGTGGGCCGTCCATTGCAGCAAGAGTTACACCTGTTGCTATCGCTCTGGCTGTTTTGTTAACTGCCATTGCGGATCCAGGATCGATGTCCCAAGTCATTTCAACTTGTTGAGTTTGTTGATTGATTTTGATTGTCTTTGGAATCAACGCATTAGCGTGTTCCATCCATTGTTCTTTGTATTGATTCATTCTACCCACTCGTATGTACAGCGTGTGCAAATGCAATGCATCAAGTCTTGGACTTTGATATACTCCACTGAGATATTGGTGGAGGTGCATTGTTCGCACGATCGTAGTTCCATGTTATCACTTTCGTGCCTTTCGTGCACCGACCCTTCGGCCGTTGACATATTTGTATTGAATTTTAGTTCCCTTCCGGAATTTACCTGAAGAGGATTTCTTTGAGAAAGGTTTCCCGTACGTGGTCTTTCCTTTCTTTGTAGTTCTTTTTCTTGCCATCACAAACACACTCCGTTTAGTTGGCCAAGAACACGGTCACTAAGACCGAGGAGGTGAACCAATATTGCTAATGCAATCATTTCGGTTCGATTGTCTTTGATGTAGGTGAGGATACGAGCCACTGTGGCCGTGTCCTTGACTGTTGTTACGGTTTCTGCTTCCATATCAAGCACGCTCCGCATAGACACCGTGGTAAGTACCCACGGCAAGATTGAGAACTAATCGGAATTGAGTTCCGACTCCGTGAGGATCCACGCAGATAAGTCCGAATGGTGCGCAGAAGCCAGTAGCACGGCCAACACGGCCGACACCTACTTCTGTACCAACACGAGCAACATGTTGGAGATTGGTGTTTGTTTCGCCCACATACACATTGAAATCGTATGGTGGTGCGTCATTGTCAGTAGTTAAATTCTCGACAATGTCATTCATTTGTTCTTCTGAAGAAAAATCGAAGATATTCATCATTGGGTCAGTGATTGTAACATTTGAAGCACTGCCGGGAGCATTTGTAGGTTGTACAGTTCGGCGAGATTCACCATAGGAGCGAATAAGTCCGACTGATGTCCAGTCATCGGTAGTACCGACGTGACCACCTGCGAGGTGGACTGTGAAGTTGTCTGCTTCTTGAGTAGAGTCGCCGTCATCGTCAGCAGAGACGAATTGGCTGTATACCCAGTCATCACTGCTAACAGTAGCAGAAATTGCATTGATGCTGTGAAGAGATGG